CGAATTTGCCGGCGCCGATATCATAGTCAACGCTTCTATCGATGGTCTGGATGAAATCTTTAAGCCTATTGGCACTGATCTCTTTAGTGGGAGCCGCTTTATATTTTTTTGCGACGTCATTGAGCCAGCCTATAGCTGCAGCTTTTTGCGGATCGTCGATAATACCTTCGGCTTTATTAGCAATGTCGGTGGCTTTATCTTTTAAGTATTGTGCAAGATCATCCGTTGAAAATTTAAGGCCTTCTTTCTTTAATTGCTCACGGCTTTCCTTGGAGCCTTCAGTGACAAGTTTTTTAAGAGGCGAAATTCCTTGTTCTTCAATCGAGGTCGCAAGTTCAAAGCGTTTTGGAGCGTTCCTTACCCCTTGAGGATTTGCAATATACGTTTCGGTGATCTGCTCCGGGGTATTAAGAAACACATTCGCTGTTTTCTTTGCAACGTTATTAGGCGTCAGATTTTGTAAAACTTTACCGGCACCGCTGATAGCCCCTTGGGTGACCGCACCTGCAGCGGCGCCAACCCCAGCATCTGTGGCAAGCCCTCCGAAGTCCCCTTGTGTCAAGTCTGCGTTGGAAGTTCCTGCTCCTGCAATCGCGCCCGCCTGTCCGGCTTTGATAAGCTTTGAGGTGATCCCTATCCCTTTGGTCGCGTTTAAAAGTCCAAGACCTGGGATAAAACCACTTCCTATGGTGCCTACGACTTCTCCGGTTGTGTACGACCCAGGATTATCGGCTCGGGCCATTTCATAGCGAGCTCTCGCTGCGTCCCTAAAATCTTTGTAGGAATTACCGAGGGCTTTGATATTGCGTTTACTAGGATCCTCATAAGCCGCTTTTACAGCTCTTCCAACGCCTTCGATTTCATCGGCGAAACCAAAGCTCACACCCTGAGCCGCACCTTGTAGAGCTGATTCGACCTCGGTGTTTTTATTTCGGCTCATTCCCTCCGGGGCTTTGTAATTGTTCCAGGGCCCATCGTTCGAGGATGATGTTGATGACTGACTTTGGTATTTTTCCCATGGAGCTGGCATTATTTTTTCTTCCAACTTTCGGGTTTTGCTGGGTCGCCTCCGATAAATATATAACCGTTTTCAACGGTGCCTACTTTAGGTGCCTGAATTGCAGGGGCCGCAATCGCTTGACCCGAGCTCGAGCCTTTAACTTCACGTTTTGCGACCATAGGCACTTCGTCCCAAGCGTTGCCAGAGGCAGCTTTTAGACCCGCTAGCGCTTGTAAACGGTTCTGCTCTTTCTGAGCCAATACTTCTGGAGTATCACCGGCCCTCGGGAAATATTGCTTCTCTGCGCTTTCAAACTCGCTTTTTTGAATCGCAGATCCTGACTCTCGTCGAAGAACTGCGTTGATGAAGTTTCGTTCTGCTTGATCTTGGCGTTTGAATTGCGAGCTTTGGAACGCATCGGGCAAGATAGCTGCAGCAAGGGCCGATCGGTTGCTTGTTCTGTCGTAGCCTTCCCCGGCAAGGTCAGCTAGTACTTGATTCGACGCTTCGACTCGTTTTCCGTAAAGGGCAGCATCGAACTGGTCTTTATTTGGGGTTTTACCATTCTGCGGAATAAAATCGAGTTCTTTACCCGTCCTATAGTCTTTGACAAAGGTGCCAGCGACTCCGTCTTTATTACCCGCAATTTCTTTAATGATAGGTGCTGTTTCAGTTTTTGGAGCTTTAATACTTGCATAAAGAGGCGTGTCTTTTTCGCTGTCATAAATCGTCTGATATAAACCCGACTGCGGCTTGTCAGGCGAAATATTAAAATCCCTAGAGAGCATGAGCTGTTCGTTCTTATCGTACTTACCCGCAGATAAATCCGCTTCTTTTTTCTTCTTAGCATCGTACTCTTCGATCTGACGCATGTTCGAGCGTATACCATAGATGGAGCCTGCAATAGAAAGCCCCTTCATGATGGTGGTTAACGCATCATCCTTCTGCCCGGTGTTGGGCATAATCACCTGAGCCATCTATGCCATCCCCCTTTTTGCCATCTCCATCGAACGCGCTTGCACTATCGCAGGAGCGTATTGCTGACGAAGGCTTTCGGGCAGTTGCGGCAATGCTGCTTCCGCTTGTTTAAGCGTCGCAAGGTTGTCTTGCGAGAGCTGCTGCTGCCTTCGCATCATAGCCTGGGCTTGACTTCCGCCCCCTCCAGCCTCGATGTTAGGCGCCGGTGCTTGTTGAGGTGTGAGAAAACCTCCGGCCATCTGTCCGGCCCCGGCCCCAGCCATAGCACCCGAAGGCCCGCCACCGGCCATAAAGCCACCGACAGCGCCACCTACGGTCAAGAGTTTACTCATCGAGTCGTCTTGTTTGACTTGCGGTCTCATCACTTGCGCCATAATGTTCTCCTAAAACCATCGACTGAGGGTATTGGCAGCGATACCGGGCAGAGTCATTCCAATTATGGAGCCCTTAGCCTTGGGATTGAATAGACTATCCAAAAAATCCTTCTTATCCAAAGCGGCTTGTGCGAATTCGAGGTTTTTGTTGTTGATGCGTTGTTCTTCAGCAAACGTTTGATCGAACTGCTTCAATGAAGTGTTGTATTGTTCCGATGACAGCCCGTAAGTTTTCTCAAACTGCGCTTGCGCCGCATCACGGGCCCGTTTCGCCTCGTCGGACGCAAAGCTTTGTCCCGCCTCTCTTTCACTGGTCGCAAAACCTCTTTGCCTATCCGCTTCGCCAGTCGCATATTTCTGCCCAGCTTCTCTTTCACCGGTTAAATAAGCTCTTTGCATCGCTGCCTGTTCTGCCGAAAAATCACGACCCTTCTGCGCTTCCCCGGAGGCAAACTCTTGGCCCTGACGGATCTCACGACGACGGCCCAATTCGGCATTCATCTGGGCGTCGATACCCTCATTGGCACGGCCTAAGTTTTGCTGACTTTCATTGTCGAGCTGCTGTTCCATTTTAAGTCGGGCGCCCGATTCCAGATTGCCCAAAGCGGCAAAACGTCTTTGTAAAGCATCCCGACGCGCCTGAGTATCAGCAGCATTTTGCTCAGCCGCGCGTTTTCTTTGAACGTCAAACTGCGAGGTATCGGAAAACCAATCTTGTGCTGCAGCCATTAGGTTGACCCCCTAACATTATAAACAATGCGCATTCTATGAATTTTAAAATACTGATTTGCCGTATTCTCGTTATCAAAGCGAAACTGTATGCGCCGTCCGTAGCTCTGTCCCAGTGGAACTTCAAATTCTTGTTGGTAGCGTCCGCCGCCCCAAACATCCCGGCCCCACATCATGGTCGAGCCCCACGTCGTCACCATAGGATCCAAGGATATACGCTTGGTCTGGCCCGAGCCGCGATCAGAGTCCATACGCCACGTCAACGTCATGTAATAGACACCGGAAAGATCCGCTAGGAACTGAATCGCACGAAAATCCTTCGGTAAATTCTCGTGACCTTCGTAACCGGAAAACTCTTTGGTCCAGTAGTAAGAATTGATGGCGCTTGAGTTATCATTATAGGACGAAGTCTCCATCTCGTAAACGAATCCATCGCTCGATGATGAGCCGTAGTAAAGCTTGCCACCGTAGATAGTCATCTGAGCCGGTGCAAGACCCGTCCACGGCGCCCAAGCGAAACTCTGAGACTTTTGAAGATTTGATAAAGAAAAATCAAAAACATAGAGACGATTGTTTGTTGTCTGATTCGAGCCATACGTTAAGGCAATGTAGGCTTTATTCTTATAGACGATAGAGGATATGTTGCCGGCATACGCCTCTTGGACAAGAAACATATCGGTTTCGATTTTATCAGAGACCAGCTCGCTTCCAGCAACCGATACGGTAAGAAGCGTCGACGAGGGCTCTGTGGCATCACCCGAGAGAACGGCAAAGCCCGCAAATTTCGTGTTCTGAAAAGCGGGAAAGCCAATTTTACCGTTAAAGCCCCAAGTCCCAAACCCCGACTTACAGCCAAAAGTCGAACGGACTTTGACGATACGCCACGTCGTATCATCGGCATCGTTGGTAAGATAGATGATCTCAGCAGAGTTTTCACAGTGAACGACAACCGCGTTGTCATAGACTGAGAAAGATTTGACGATATCGCTTGCGGCATCACCGACTTTTCTAAAGCTTGTCGACTTAAACGTAAACGGCTCACCGGATTCGGAATACCAGACGTAGTTGGGATTCGCGGGATCGTTTACAAACAAGCGGTTACGGTGATAGATGCAAATCGAATATTTCGGAGGCACCCCATTATCGGTCGGAGCGCTCGAAGTTCCGGTCTGGGTATTGTCCGTATAACTTGTCGTCGTATTATCGGCAAGCGTTGTAATAAGAACGTAGGTTGTGTTCGACGGCCCGTAGCGATAGATGCGACGTGAGCTTATACCATGGCTTTGCGGTGCCACTGGAATGCTTGTGATAGAAACTTGAGCGGAAGCTGTGACGGTCAAAGTTATCGCTGCGGCGCTGAGATCAGATTCTGCCGAATAGCTATTAAGGGCAGTGAACTTATACGAGACAGTCCCCGATTGGATATTGCCGGCGCCGGCGCACGCAACGCTTGCCACGTTGGTCAACGGATAGACACCGTGACGGGTAAAATCGGTACCGTTGTACTTGTAAGGGATGACGCCACCGTTACCGATGAAAAGATTGTTGCGGTAAAGAGCCGCAGCAACCCTTTGCCCAGCAGTAAAGACCGATAAAGCCGATGGAATCGTATGAAAGGACGTTCCTTGCAAATAACGGGCCGTGCCACCGTGAAACGCTATCATCGTTTCAGCACCGGTGTCTTCGCGACGAGTGTAGAGGCCATCGCAGACGAAAGTCCCAACGCTTGCCGTGTTAAATTTCGATGTTCCCCCACGGGTTTGCACAGCACCATTGGTGAAAACAACGTTGAGGCAGTCCGGGCTCTCGTTATCGGGAAGTAGAGCTTTCTCAAACTTGTTATCGAGGCCACCATCGAAGAGGATAAATTTCTTCGACGGGTAGATGACATCGTATAAAGCAGGCATTTTAGACTATCCCCAAATCACTTTGTGGAATGACATCTACGTTTTTTACGACTTGAAAGGCATCACCGATAAGCTTCTTTCTAGCTAGACGCTTGGCCCGCAAGACGTCTTTTTCCCACAGCGCACGATAGTACTGAGCACCGGTATAGTTTTTATTCTTTGCACTCATCTCCGATAAGATGAAGTTTACGAGTGCCATGTGATACTCGTCGGGGATTTCAAGACTTGAAGACAATGTCACCGCTTGCGGTTGCACATAGGCCCAGACCTTCATTTCAAGTACCGACGACGGGATAGGCCTTAAGTAGAATACGTTATTCCATTCGGCGTAGTGAGTGGGGGCTCCCGATGCTGATGTCGATTGATTGAGAAAGGTCAGTACGTCATCTTCACGAAAAGTGATTTTCTTAAGCTTAAGTCCGTTGACCTGTATGCGTTTTATTGAGATAGCATTGGTAGGCCAATCGTATTCTTGCTGCGCTGCGACCGTACTTGCCGTAAACGTGCGTTCGATAAGAAGGCCTTCGTTGGCAAGCTCAAGCGAGCCTTGGTAGATCAGATTGTAGATTTCGGCATCAGGCCAAAAGTCGTCGTTGACAGCATTCATGCGCTGGCGCGCTGCAGTGTTGATCTCTAAAGGCGTCATCGACTACTCCCAAGTTGTTGAACCCGCCGTGGAAGAGGCCCAACTTGTTCCTGCCGCTGAACCACTCGCATAGGAAACATTTGAGCGATTTTCAGCATTCGTTGCAGGGCTTGTGAAAACGTAACTATAGCCCTCACCGTCTTCTAAAACTTCCGAGCTCATATCCGAGACCGGGCTTAAACTTTCTGCGATCAAATGACCGATCGACTTATCGTAAAGGGCGTCAGTGAAGCTTAAAGATTCCGACAGCACTTTCGTGACACTGACCTGAAGATCCGCAGTTCCTGCGCCCCACAAAAACGCATTCCAATTCCAATCGCCCCATTTGTCTGCAGGCGATGCGAATAAGTTGATGGAATTTGAAATCGTTTTCGCAAAATCTGCCATAACTCAACTCAACGTGAGCTGATAAGTCACTGTTAACGTATCGTTGGCACCTTTGGTGATCAAAGCTTCGGTGTCCCGGCTAATCAAAGTCCCTGCTGTATTCGATGTGAATAGGCCGTACTCGTAAATACTTCCCGTTCCCGAACCCGTAGCAAACGTCGCTATCACTTGATAGATCTGATTGCTGACATAGCTTACCGTTCCTGTATGACGCGAGAGCTCGGTGCCCAAAGCCGTGTTGGCTGCCGCTTCTGCCGTTGAGTCCGATCCTATGGCAATGTAACGACAGGTATTGGTCGCTGCGGCAACTGCCGATGAATAGAGAAAGGAAGCGAGAAATTCCTTACCGTTCGTGCAGACGACATTGTTGCCGACGCGTTCTTGTTTAAGCTCACCGTCGGGCCCATAGAGCCGTGCGATGTAGCGTCCCTTAAGAGTCAGTGAACGTGAATTATCCGTTGGGCTCATTTTGGTTTTCATCCTTTCCCAAACCGAGCTTTTCCCAGAGAAGATCGACACGCGATTTAAGTTCTTTGTTCGCTTTCTTCAGTTCACGGTTTTCTTTCTTGATCGCTTCCGCTTCTTCGGAAGATGCAGGCTCTTCGGCAAGCATGTGCGAAAACTTTGAGAGAACTCCCGCAAGTTCAGCTGGTGAGATAGCCTTTTGACCGTTGGCATGGCAGACAAGTGGAGCATCGCCACGCTCGCGCATTGCGCGCAAATCATCGGTATGGATACGGAGCTTTTTAAAGTGCTTAGGGTCTGGTCGACCTTGAGCATCGCGGACAGGAAACGTAAATTGAGCGAGGAAATATTCCGCTTCATCCTCGTCCATTTTAACTTCTCCCCCAGCGGGGATTTCAATGAGGCGCTCGCGAAACATCTCTTTATAAGGATAAATGTTTTCATTTATAACTCGTACTAACATCTAAAAGATTACTCCTAGTCAAAGGCTTGCACGGTAAAGGAAACACCCCCTGACACCACGCCTGTACAAACAAGCTGTATGTAACGAAAAGGTGGCGCATCGACGACAGCCCAACCGCTGCCCGAGACCGATGTCGCAATTTGATAAGGCTGATAGGCCACAGTTGCTGTTGTAGCGATCAGACTGTTGACTTGCAGATACGTACCGCTTGCCGTCGGACTGCCGAAAATGTTCACGACAGTACCCGTCGACATCGTGACGTAGTTGATTGCAAGTTTGGTGTAGGATTTACCACCGAGGTCGATATAAGAGCTTGTCGACGCGCCCGAAGCGACACCGACCTGCCACATCTGTAGAGGACCGTATGACATAGCCAATCCCCTTTTGTTCTATCGTTTACCCCAGACGATAACATCGACAACGTCACCGCTTGTAAAGCCCGAGCAACCGAGATAGCCGACAAGGGCCGTCCCAGTTGAGCCTACGTTTTTCTTCACGTGATAGCTTGCCGTCGTCGTCATC